AGATGCTCCCATGTTTTCTGTTTATTAATAGAATTATCAAATAATATTTTTAACGCGATATAATAAACAATGACACATGAATTTGTATCTTTATCGTTCGGCGGTGGATGTGAAAAAAGAGACCCGGATAAACCTAGTTATGCGGGGAGATATCAAGGGCCTTGCTCCTCGCGGTTTGTACAACCTGCTAAATGCGCGTCTTGGAATTTCGATTGCGGGGTTAAGGAGACCTTTTGGGAACGATGTCGTTACTGCCAAGCGGCTCAAAACCCGGCCAGTGGAGGTGGCGGTGGAAGTTTTTGTAAAATGGAAAAGACTTCGACTGGACAAACTATGACAGGTCTCCCTGACCCCGAGCTTTTAGTTTCGGAGATGGAAAACGCCAGCACTAAAACATGCGTGTACAAAATGACCGATCTAGTTGGTACGTTTGCCGATTATAAAAAGTGGCATCCATTTGGTATGAGTGAAGACGGCACTGATTATTTGTGTTCTCAACCAAGCGAAGCTGAATGTATCATTGATCCAAAGACAAACAAGCCATTTAAAAAATGTTCTAGGATGGCAGCAACCGGCGAGGAAGGAACTATTTGTAGACACTGGTTAGACAAGAAAACGGATGACCAGAAAGAAGAGATAATGGTTGATTTATGCCTAAACAATCCCGATTTCGAAGACTGTGCATGCGTTAACAGAAGCACTGATGATATTTATAAGGCGGTCACGAGCGCGGTTGGTGGTGCTAAGTTGGTAAATGATGGTTGTTGGTGGACCCCATGTAAAAATAAAAGTCGATATCTTGTACCACCCGACCTTGACACCCCCGACACATGTCCTACGTCCATATGTCAAGCTGTAATAGAAGTCGTTGATACGGGAGGAGGTGTTGATATAAAAAATAACACAACTAATATAGATTGTGATTTTTCCGGTGGTGATGATGATGGTGGTGGTGATGGTGGTGATGATGGCGATGGTGGTGGTGATGGTGGTGATGGTGGCGATGGTGGTGGTGGCATAATTGACTTTTTCAAAAATTTAGATCTGACAATTTTAATAATCGGTATTATGTTGGTAATATTGTTAATAATTGGTATTGTATTTGGTATTTTAAGACGGGTACGAGAAAAATAATCAGATCTAAGATCATATCGTTCTTTTTTTATAAAAAAATCCCAATAGCGCGTTCATCTTACAAAAAAAGCTATTTTTTTTGTAAATTAATATTCCGAGATACGTTAGATATATCACCCGCTCGTCGTCTTCGGTTTATCGGTTTTTAGGACCCGACCGGCGTGAAGGGCCTCCTTTAATCGCACCGTCTTCGCGTTGTAACAGCTCGGGGCACGTCGAGACTCCGATTTACGTGCTCTAGTATCATTTCCGTGTTTGGTTGGCATAGTTGGTTGTTGTTTTAGATATATAAACAATGATGTATTAATTATTTTTAAATCCTATCGCGTGTTGCCTAACCAGCTTGGGAGGGAGTGGCCATGATTTAATCAGTTCCAAGTCTCTAAATTCTTCGTCGTTCTTCACAATGATAGGTGTATCTACCGGGAAAATCCGACATACCGGAGGTTTCCACCATTTTTTTAATATATTGATCATAATGAAAGTTATATATATCTTTGTCGTCGATTTATTTATCATTTTTAATATTGTTTTATGTCGGCAACTCAAAGCCTATCCACAACAACCATGAAAGAACTAACATCGAAACTCCCATGGGAAATTCAGAATATAATATTGTCGTTTTTACCGGTATTTTTACCGTTTTCATTGGATGCTCATCATCGAGGATGGCGCCGCTTCGATTTCGGACCGGATATGAACCCGATCCCTCCGACTTTCCGGTTATGCGGTCCTCCGGTAATAGTCAGGGATTTAAACGTTTATTCCACGTTGGAACAAACGAACAAAAACATTTCGTTTGATTTCGAGATTCCAGAAGGCGCTGAGAGGTTGATTGAGCTCCTCAATCGCGGGGTCCTCGCCGGAGTTCGAGTTGATTGGGTCGCGGCGTGTCATTCCAATGAGTTGCGGCTCGCAGAATTGGAGAAATCGGATTTCGTCGATTTCCCCGATTCTGCATTTCGTTATCTTCGGTCCAACCTCGTATCTCTCGTAATCATGTATTCGGATATCGACGAGCTCCCGTCATCCGTATACGACCTGACGGGGCTTCGGGAGCTGTTTGTACTGGACAACGATCGGTCAGTTACCATTTCAGATAAGATTGGTCAATTGACATCTCTGGTGGAGTTATCACTTGATCTCTACCAGATCCCACTCCAAATTAATAAACTAAAGAATCTTAAATATCTATCGATCGACGGTCCGAACCTGACAAATATCCCGAGATTGGACCTCCCCGAGTTGGTACGTTTTACGCTTCGCGACACCCAACTCGCCGGTCCAGTTCCCGCATGGCTCTTCTCACTTCCGAAGCTAAAGACATTGGACCTTATCGGAAACTATTTCGATGGTTTCGAAGCTCCCGAAGAAGATTCGGAGATGGCGGAACTCGATTACCTATCGGTTCAACGAAACTGCTTCACCGATCTACCGCTCACATTCGGAGTGTTCCCAGACGCGACAGAGATCAACATCAATGATAACGAGATCGAAGAAATACCAAAAGATATCCAGTACACTAAACGATTAAAGCGTCTTACCATGTTGGGCAACCCCCTCAGGGTTATCCCGAACTCTATCATAATTCTCGAAGAACGAACTGAATTCGTGTTTGAGAATAATTACGATGGGGACATCTTTTGTCTGTGTGAACATGACAAACACATCCTACGCAGATGTTATCCATATATCTAAAATTATCCCGATTGAAATATACTTTATTCGTAGATTTCAATCTTTACGCGATGAGCTTACGCGATGATCTCGGTGTTCGAGTAATTATCGTGAACGATATAATAGAAATCGTAGTCGTCTATTTTACCAGAGGCGCGTGCAGTCTCTCGTAGATCATCAAATGATTCGTAATCGTCGCATTCCCGACGATATTGACGAAGATCGCCGTCCGCGCCTTCCGAGTAGTGAGCCGCCTTAATCATTTGGTCGACTGCTATGTCGTAGGTCCCAAATATCCCGATAAGTTCCGAAAACTGAGGTTCGTCGGTATTGTAATATATAACTCTGAAAAGATCCATTATTGATTTATTATAAACGCATATACTTTTAGATACCGCCTAAAAAATTTTATATAAATATCGTCTTTATATAAAAACGATGAGTAAACCACAGATAGAAATATGGAGAGGATTTGGTTCATCCCAAACACCGAGATTTAATAGAGTTGAGAATAAACGACCAATTGTTGAGGACCCCGGAGCCGCCCGCGAGGACCCCGGAGCCGCCCGCGAGGACCCCGGAGCCGGATGGGTTGATGAATGGTTCAGGGAATCAGAAAAGGCCCGTTCAATCTCCCGTGTTGGGACATTGAGGACTAAAATAATCCCTTAAAATGTTGTTATATATATTTTATATAACAATGATATCTTTTTTTACTTACTTACTTACTTACTTCTTGGAAATCTTTCTGACAACCTTCTTTGCAACCGCCGGGGGAGGAGTCGGGACATCGATATCCGAATCCGAATCCGAATCATCGCTTTCTTCGTCTTGGGCCATCGGGTTGTTGGTAGATAGAAGAGATGGTTTAGCTATTGACACACCAGGCGTGGCGGTCGGTCTACCAAGCAGCCTCTTGGATGTCATTGCCTGGGGGCTGATATCGGCTTCTACGATCTTTACCTGTAGCGAGATCTTGTTTCCGACGAAGATGGACTCGATTTTGACTGCGGCGGTTGCATGGCAAAACGACCCAATCAACGTTTTCGGATCTTCGCATGGTTCCTCCGAACCGTCGACATAGAATTTACTAGCGAAAGCATCGTTCTTCTTCGAGTACATGCACTTGGCATATAGGGTTGGGCCGGTTCCGGGAACGATTCTGAGACCTTTACCATTCGGATCCGCTTCCTTCTTCCAATACAAAGGGTTGAGCTTTCTCAGATCGCTTTGCTCGAGATCGAATTTGTTGATCTCGTCCTTGACACTTAGGACATGCTCTTTCACGGCCTCGACAACGGTGTCGAAGGTTTCTACGAATTTCTTTTGTTCGGGGGTCGCCCCATCCCTATCGAACAAACACAATGGGAATGTGTACCCGGTGATCGCGCCGGATCCAGGGTCTGTATTAGCGGATACACCGAATGAGAAAAGGTTCGTTGGGGTTGCGAAAATTAGGTCTCCAGTGGTTCCATCTTGGTTTCTTGTTTGAATGTTGATCCTGCGTCCGAAGGATACTCCAGACGGAGATTTCTCTTCTTTAGCATCAGAGAAGATCATTGACTGTTGGTTGAAAATATTTACTTGGGTAAGTTGAGTGGTCATATTGAGTGGTTGTTGTTATTCTCTAACAAACCATATTATTATTTCATTTTTAATTTTCCGATCGATATTTCGAGAAAAAAGAAGGGTCTTACATGAAATCCAACTCACGAGGCGCAAGCGGAAGTAGCGAATGAGATAAAAGAGGACCCGTTTTCGGGTCCAAAAAAGGCTCAAATTAGGTCCATTCGGAGGGTTATGACCCATGCAAAATCGATATATACCGTTGGGGGTTCCGTAACATCTTTCGGGATATGTCAACAACTCAAAAGGTGTTACGGAACTCCCAAAACGTCGATAAACGATGTTCCGTGACAGAAGCTTTTTCCAATATCCAAGAAAATTTTATATGAAATAAATTATATAGAGTTAAATATAATTCTCATTTTGCTTCTGTCACGAAACATCGTTTATCGACGTTTGAACAACTCAAAAGGTGTTACGGAACTCCCAAAACGTCGATAGCATTTTTTAAGAAAATGAGATTTTGAAGAACTCTCATTTTGCGTTAGTTCCGTAACTTCGTTTATCGACGTTTGGAGCAACTCCCAAAAAGTTCGAAATCAAAATGAGATCAGTTCAAAATCTCATTTTCTTAAAAAGGTTATCTACATTTGAGTTGGTCCAAATGCGTCACGAAACGCGGGAGTTGTCAATTTTATGACCATTGGAAATCTAGTTCGTTGTGGGATGCCGGAAAATAACCATTTCCTTTTATTGAAATAACTCGATATATTTTTCAAGTCATACTTCATATTACGACTTGAAAAATATACATATATAACGCTTTTATATATGTTAATTAGATGCATGCCCTATCAGCGAGCTTCACGAACATATCGAACCAACTCCAGATAGCCAATTTCGATTCGTCGTCCATCGACTTCCAATACACGACCATCATATCATTGCGAGAGTCACTGATAAATCCAAATGGCCTTTCTTCGATAAAGTAGTTAGCGTCTTTAGTCATGACCATATCTCGCAACAATCCACCGTTTTCAAGTTTTCGATTGCTGTGTTCATAGAATCCCTGAACAAGCTGTTTCACCGGTATTTGATCAATGACAAACTTAAATATACTTATCTGTGGTTCGTTCGGGAATTGATTTGCCAAGTCATCGCAAAATAACATCAACTGGGTCTTAAATAGCCCTAAAAATTTTGTTTGGTCATTCATTTATATAATAGATAAGATTCTCTTAAGACGGTAATATTACCGTTAGTCAAACACCCCAAGACATCTAAAGCCGTTATTGTCAAACCGGACCGCAACGATACGCGTGTTTATAGAATCACCCGACCTGACAACCTTATTACCGGAGATGAGTGTATCATCGGAGAATGAATGCGTATCGCTATAGGATGACAGCGGTATTAAAATATGTTGACATTCATTTAGAGTTCCTAGAACCCCTTCGGGGTATACGGAGTCGACCACGCAAGAACCCCGATCGCCTACGCATGGTTTGTAAACGCTCAATTTGACTTTAACTAATATTGAAACAACCGAGTTCGAATTTTCAATCTTGTTATCTATTATGTCAATTACGTCTGTGATTCCTATGATGCGCCCGTTTATATCGTCGCAACTCCCAACGAGTTGTTTAGACAACTCGTCCTTCATATCTTCTCTGATTGACGATGTTAAGAAGGATGGTTTAATTTGCACCCATTTATCGATAATAATCTCTTTGTTCATGATTTTACAATGAGATAATGAACATATCCATTAAATTTCAATTTCAATATTATCGGTCATGATCGAAGCCCCGTAATGAATATCGTATGCATTATTTTTCTGCGTTGGGGTTCTGTAATCACCAGGGTGAACGTAATAATCTGGTACCATTATAAGCGATTTGTATAAAGAACGACGCGATCCAGAAATAAACCTTTTTTCCGCCATCTCGAGTAAAAATAAAATTCGCTTTTCGGCTTCTTCAGATGTCAAAATGAGTTGTCCGTTTTTGATAACACCCGACTTCATTGTAAACTCCTTGGTCATCCCCGTGTAGATGTAATCTGGATTAATGGCGATCGCTGATTTCGCCCACTCCGAGGGGGGCGAAGTTTCACTCATGTAATACATCCAATAGGCATATTCGATGATATATCGAGACGTTCTCCGTTTCTTCAGATAATCAGTTAATTTACTTCCATCACGCGTCGCAACGCCTATCGTGGGTGATTCTACCACCCCCGGAACAGCCGGGATAACGATTCTCATATCAAGCCCTGGTCGGGAGTAAGACAGCTCGCTGAATCTACCATCCGATCGTAAAACAACCTTTCTGTTCGTGATATTCAAATCAAGTGCTAAATCTCCAAATCGTTGCTCTATACCGGGTCCAACCGAGTCGCGCGGTATTATCTCAACGGCATTAAATGGTTTTAACGGCGATGTGTGGACTGTGAGTATATACCCCGTTTTGATATGTTTTAACTCTACAACTCGTGTTTTACCGAATGAATCGAATGCTTGTCCAATCACACCATAATCACCTCCGATTTCGATCGTTGCGTTGGACGTGATAATTGGTATACCGGACGCATCCTCGAACGAGATCATGGATCGGCGACTTTCAAATAGATATCTCGAGATATCGCTACCTGCTTCGAAAACAAACCGTTTCTCATTCCCGACAACTTCTGATATCATCTCGTAACGAGCGAATGGTGAGTTGGTGCTTTCGTAAACTATCACACTGGGGTAATCATTAGTACACGTGTAATAACCATGTTTGTATCGGGGGGTTACCATTTCCCCTTTTCGGTCGTATAGATAAATGTTTAATTTGAATACACCCTCGAGCAAACTAACAAAAAGTCTCCAATCGACAACACCTTCATCTCGATCCAACACATTCCGAATCTCGCTGATTGGATAATCATACATTTCCTGCTTCGCAAGAGCCGAGTTAGCTAATAGCACATCCATATCTACCACAACCCCTGAAATCATGGACAGGCAATATAAAATGCTCTTTGGTGAGTTAACAACGCCATATCTTAGAAATACATGAGCCGGTGTTTCGAGGAACTGGTTGAATTTACCTAGGAGTACATTCGGTAAATAACCCTGTTGAACAGCGTCTAGAACTTTATCTCCTTGTAGGATGTGAAGAGTTGTCGGTCCAGCGTCGGCAAAATATGTACCGGCCCGAAACTTACTCAATGCGGACTTCTTATCAGCTACCTGGTCTTTCATGAAACAACAAGGGATCCCGATCTCACCTGGGTACTTCTTACTAGGTTTTGTAATCCCGGGCCACGTCTTGACCGCGTTATCTATACATACGTAAAATTTCGAATCGAACTCCATAACCCTGTTCGCCTCTCCCTCAACCAATTCCATACCACTCGCGTACGTTTCCGCTTCCGTTACGTTATCCTGGCATAGTTGTGATTTACCAGCGAAAATACCTCGTTTTTTCTTCGTTTGTTTCTTGGTTCCGTCCTTCGATTTCTTCGGTACCATTTTCAGGGATGCGTATATCGCTATAACAGACTCCTTTTCCGCGTTATACAACGCCATGAGCTTTGATAGAATGTTTCTGAAGGAGTCAATGGAAGCGCTTGGATGGGCCCCCTTTATGTTTACGTGAACGAAAGGGATATCGTCTTCCATGATCTGTTGGGTCAGTGTGAATGTGAATGCTTTAAGCCCTGGTGGGTGAAACTTGACAGTTAGGTAAGTCTTCTTTGTTTGGAATGATTCTTCGAGGGACAGATATTCAGCGAAATATTTGTTTACCAGGATCATGTCCATGATGACGAATTGATCGATCGTTTGGTCGATTACGTCGAATTCGGATTCGATGTCGCGTTCCGTTTCGGGCGCTAAATTGATAGACCCTCCGAGCGCTGTTTTTATGAAGTTGAATATATCTCCGATGGTCTCGGACTCTTTAATAAATTCATACTCGATGAACACAACGAACCCGCTCGTGGTTCGTTGGATCTGGGCTTCGTCATACGCACTTCCGACGTCGTCATTTTCAACGTCTAGGCTGAAGTTCTGAACGGCTGTTGGGATGCGGTTGAAATATAACGATATATTATCACTTTCCTCAAACCATTCTGTAGACGTCGGCGTGAACCCTCGTCTGACCTTTGATAGCTTCTTCCACGATGCGAAAGGTACTTTTTGGGTGGGGGTGATTAGGTTGAATATTTCCGATATATCGGTCGTCAACGGGACATCAAGATCTCTAATATATGTTGATGATATTTTTTTCAATGGCGCGAGTCCTTTACTCGGGAAAGATTGGAAATAGTTTTTGTCTTCTTCGGTTAATGACATTTTATTTAACATATTAAATTAACTTACGATAATGAAATATATCTAAAAAAGGGTATACATATATATATATATATTATGATTGAAATTATTGACACTATAGAAAAACGATCCGGCTTGGTATCTTTACCAGGGGTACTGGTTATTAAATATGGCGCTGGGTGGTGCCGACCGTGTATTGCATGCGCGC